AAACGATTTAGCTCATCACATTCTACATTCTAATTTAACTAATAAAAAATTACAATTTTCAAAAACTTATGATAAGTTAGATACTTATATAAGAGATTTTATTCGTCTTAAATATAGTATTAATTTAATTAACAAATTAACTTGGGGAAATATTTATAAACCCAATGAGACAACAATTCCTTTATTAAATATTGATCCGGTGGATCTACGTAACTCTCCAGACTTTACTATGCTTTACGGCGTTAAAGTTAAAGACTGTATGGTCAGAATACATTATGAAGATAACAGACGTAAAGGAAGAAGTTGGGATATAGAACTTAAAAATAATATGTTCATAATGTTTCCATCAACTAATATGTATTACCTAACTAATAATCAGAAAGATAATTTAAATTTTGTGCAAACTATAACTTATGAATATATCTAATTATTATTGGTATTTTCAATCAGCAATACCTCCAAAAATCTGTGATGACATTATAAAATATGGATTAACACAAGCAGAAACTATGGCAAGAACAGGTGGCTATGGTAATAAAAAATTAACTAAAGATCAAGTTAAAGATATGAAAAGAAAAAGAAACTCTGATTTAGTTTGGTTAAATGATCCTTGGATTTATAAAGAATTACACCCTTACATTCATCAAGCTAATAAAGCTGCAGGTTGGAATTATGAATGGGATAGATCTGAATCTTGTCAGTTTACAAAATATAAACTTAATCAATATTATGATTGGCACTGTGATTCTTGGGATAAACCTTATCAAAGAGATAACAAAAATGATTTAGACAATGGTAAAATTCGAAAGCTATCTATGACTTGTCAGTTAACCGATGGTTCAGAATATGAAGGTGGAGAATTAGAATTTGATTTTAGAAACTATGATCCACATATGAGAGAAGAAGCTAAACATTTGAGACAAGCAAAAGAGATACTTCCTAAAGGATCTATCATTGTCTTTCCATCATTTGTATGGCATAGAGTTAAACCCGTAACGAAAGGAACGAGATATTCATTGGTGATGTGGAACATAGGATATCCATTTAAATAATATGTATATAAATAATTACTTTAACACTACTATTTGGTCAGAACAAAAACCAGAGTTTATAAAATCTTTAACTAAAGCTACTGATAAATATATTAAAACTGCTAAAAACTTTTCAGAAGCTAAAGCACATATAAAAAAATTAGGAGACTTTGGAAGAAGTTATCATTCAACATCCCTTACAGCTGACAATAATTTTAGAGATTTTAGAGATTATATTGGTCAAAAGTCTTGGGAATATTTAGATGATCAAGGTTTTGATATGCAACAATATACTACTATGTTTAGTGAGATGTGGGTACAAGAGTTTGCTAAAAAAGGTGGTGGACATCATTCAGCTCACGTTCATTGGAATCAACATGTATCGGGATTTTATTTTTTAAAAGCAAATGAAAAAACATCTTACCCTATTTTTCATGAACCAAGAACCGGGGCACGTGCTACTAAATTAAAAATGAAAACTAATTTAAAAGAAATTTTTAATGGAAATGATCTTGTTCATTTTAAACCTCAACCAGGAACATTAATTATTTTTCCAGGGTTTTTAGAACACGAGTTTTCAATAGATTTTGGAATAGAACCTTTTAGATTTATACATTGGAATATTCAAGCAGTACCGAAAGAGATGGCTAAAGATGTCGTTTAAAAAAAATAAATACGTAATTATAAAACAAGCAATAGATAAAGATTTAGCTTTATTTTTATACAATTATTTTCATATGAAAAGACAAGTGTTAGATACCTGTCGTAAGGCTAGATTTATATCTCCTTATGAAACACTACTTGGTTATTATGAAGGAGCTGATGAACAGATTCCACATACTTACTCTAGTTATTCCGATATAGCTATGGAAACTTTAATGTTAAAATGTCAACCTAAAATGGAAAAAGCAACTGGACTTAAATTATATCCAGCTTATACTTATGCAAGAATTTATAAAAAAGGTGATCAATTAAAAAGACATAAAGATAGATTTAGTTGTGAAATATCTACTACTATGAATTTGGGTGGTGATGATTGGACTATTTATTTAGAGCCATCAGGAGAAGTTGGCAAAAAAGGTATTAAAGTAAATTTAAAACCAGGGGATATGTTAGTCTATTCTGGTTGTGAACTAGAACATTGGCGAGAAAAGTTTAAAGGTAAGGACTGCGCTCAAGTGTTTCTTCATTATAATAATAGAAAAACTTCAGGGTCTAAAGATAATATGTTTGACAAGCGTCCACATTTAGGTCTTCCATCTTGGTTTAAACGATGATATACCTCCCTATAATGGAGGCAGTACCACCACATACCAACTGCCTCCTTTATAAGGATTTTATATGTTACAAAAATTAGGATTTTTACCAGGATTTAATAAACAAGTCACATCTACCGGAGCTGAATCTCAGTGGACGGGTGGCACTAATGTGCGTTTTAGATATGGTACTCCAGAAAAAATAGGTGGTTGGAATCAATTAGGTGATAGTAAACTCACAGGTGCAGCTAGAGGATTACATCACATGGTTAATAAAACAGGTATTAAATATGCTGTTATTGGAACTAATAGAATTTTATACGCATACTCAGGAGAAGTTTTCTACGACATACATCCTTTAGTTAATCCATTAGGTACAGCTATCACTAGTGCGTTTAGCACGACTAACGGATCACCGACCGTAACACTTACATTTGGTGGTGCACATTCTTTTCAAGAAGGAGACATTATTTTATTTGGTGAAGCATCTACATTTAGTGCAATTACTAACTCTAATTTTACTGCCACAGATTTTGCTGATAAAAAATTTATGGTAACTTCTGTTGTAAGTTCAACAGCTATAACTATTACAATGCCTGGTAATGAAACAGGATCTGGTGCTACTACTTCTGGAGGCATAACTTTTTTTCAATACTATCACGTAGGTCCAGCAGAACAAGTTGGGGTTTTTGGATGGGGTATATCTCAATTTGGTGGAACATCAACAGCTCCTCAAACAACTACATTAAATGGAGCGTTATCTGCTAACTCAGCAGGGACAGGTGGAACCGGAACTAATATTATTTTAACATCTGTGTTAAATTTTCCAACAACGGGAACTAATTTTATACAAGTAGGTACAGAAGAAATTTCTTATACAGGAGTAAATACAGCGACAAATACTTTAACAGGAATAACTAGAAACGTTAGGGGGACAGCAAATGCTCTTCACAACACAGGAGCTACAGTTACAAACTATAGTGATTTTTCTGGTTGGGGTCAATCATCAGCTGACACAGATACTGTAGCTGAACCCGGTCTATGGGCCTTGGACAATTTAGGTAGTACATTGATTGCTTTAATTTTTAATGGTGAATGTTTTGAATGGAATGCTGATCTAACTAATGCGACAGGTACTAGAGCTACAATTATTACAGGAGCACCAACAGCCTCGAGAGATATGTTGGTATCAACTCCCGATCGTCACTTAGTATTTTTTGGAACTGAAACAACTATTGGAGATAAAACTACACAGGACGATATGTTTATAAGATTTTCATCTCAAGAAGATATAAATGATTATCAACCTACAGCAACCAACAGTGCCGGTACACAAAGACTGGCCGCCGGATCACGGATCATTGGTGCTAAACTTGGTAGAAATGCAATTTATGTGTGGAGTGACACATCTTTATTTACTATGCGATTTGTTGGAACTCCTTTTACGTTTGCTTATGAACAGGTTGGAACTAACTGTGGATTAATTGGTAAGAATGCAGCCGTTGAAGTTGACGGTGCTGCTTACTGGATGTCTGATAATGGTTTCTTTAGGTACACGGGTAAACTAGAATCTATGGATTGCTTGGTTGAGGATTATGTTTATGATAATCTTAACACAACATCTAATCAATTTATTTATTGTGGTATTAATAACTTGTTTGGAGAAATTACTTGGTTCTACCCTACAGCAGATTCAAACGTTAACACTAGGTCAGTTACTTATAGTTATTTAGATTCAACAGCTAAACGTCCTATATGGTTTACAAACGATAGTACGTTATTTACTAGAACAACTTGGCAAGATTCTGCAGTATTTGGTTTACCACATGCAACACAATATGATGCAGGTACGGATGTATCTTTTGATGTTGAAGGTAATACAGATGGAATTAGTTATTACTATGAACACGAAACTGGAGTTAATCAAATAAGGTTGGGTGTTACTACAGCTATTCCAGCAGACATTACTTCAGGTGATTATGACATTACACAAAAAGTTGTAAGAGGTGCGGCTACTAACATGGCTGACCTTAGAGGTGATGGTGAAAATATTATGAGAGTAAGTAGAATTATTCCAGATTTTATTAATCAAAATGGAAACACAATTATACAATTAGATTTAAGAAATTATCCTAGTGACGCTGCAGCTAGTTCATCACTTGGACCATTTACTGTTTCATCAAGCACTACAAAAGTAGACACACGTGCAAGAGCTAGATCAATAGCACTAACTATATCTAATACAGCAGTAGACACTAGTTGGAAACTAGGTACTTTTAGATTAGATATACAAGCAGGTGGAAGAAGATAATGGCAAAAATAGTACAAACATTAACAAGAGCAAGTGAAGAGTACGAACCAGATATTGCTCAGTCCCTAGTTAGAGATTTAGATAGTGTGTTAGAGAAATTAAACACAACGTTTCAAGAAGAATTAAAACAGGAGATAGAGGCTAGAAGTCTCTTTTTAGATTAATGGCAGTAGTAAACCAATATAAATTTAAAGGTATAGATAATGATACAACAGGTAATGCACTTACACCATTAGGAACTGACAACCCTTTGATTAGTGAGACTTATATTATAAAATCAATATTAGTTACATCTGCCGGTACACCAACGGTTACAATTCTCAACAACAGTATTACAGCTATTAAATCTGTAGCATTAACAGCTAATCAAACAAAAGAATTATTAACACAACCATTGATAATTGAAGGTGGTACATCTTTTACAGTGCAATCAAGCACAACAGACTCGTTTGATGTAGCTATCAGTTATTTAAATATAAAGAAAGAGGTAACAACATAATGAGTAATCAAGTAATAGAAATAACACCAGAAAAGATAATAACTACTATTAAAAACAAGAAAACAGGAGAGGTTTACGAGACAGAAGAAGCTTTAAAAGCATCTGGAATACCCGAAGAAGACATTCAAAGAGATGTAACTGTTATAATGCCAAGTCTTGATTTAACAGGAAAAACAATATAAACAAATAAACTCAGGAGATATATTATGAACGAAGAAATTTCAATGAACGAATCAATACAAGCTGGAGCACCAGACATTAACTACAAACAAGGTGATGTTATGATGGGTGGCGGCGAAGATCAACAAGGCAAACAAGTAGCAGCTTCAATCTGGGAACAAATGGAACCAGAACAAAAGCAACAATTTGGTAGCTTTGATGCTTTCTTTCAAAGCGGTATCTGGAAACAAATTATACAAC